AAGAGAAGCACCTGAAGTTGTATTTGTGTCGTTCTCCCAAATCTCCACATGCTTTAAGTCAGCATCCGCTGGGTTAGTCCAGTTGATCGTGATGTATCTGAAGCCACCTTGGGCAGTAATGCTAGTAGGAAGACCGGGTGCAGTAGTGTCACCCCCACCAGTGAAATTAACTGTAGAAAAAGCACCCTTAACACCGTTAATGCTTACAGCACGGACCTTAAATTCATACTCAACGCCATCAACAAGGGGTGAGATTTCTATGGTTGTTTCTGGTGTTGTTGTGCTTGAATAACTGCTGTCAACTAGGGCTTTCCACTGTATCTCGTAGAAAGACACAAAAGAACTTGTAGCAGCAGTCCACGACAGAATAGCAGAGTTAATGAACGTGCCATCACCTTGGATACGACCACCACCCGATGCAACTAAGTCTGCCACAGCTAGACCACCGAAGGCATCAGGAAGGTTGGTATTGTCACGTTCATACGCTGCACCATCGTCTACTTCATCATAGACAGATTCTGCGGTTTCCCTTAGCGTAAGATTTACCTGTAGATCAAGCCCATCTGTAAGACCAAAGCTCCACGACAACACTTGAAACTCTTTGTTTACCCAACCAAACCTATCGTTAGTAACACGGATATTGTCACCAACTTGTACTTGCAAAGCACTAAGGCTAAAAGCGGCTGTAACTGTAAGTTGCTGTCGGTTACTATCCAAGGCAATTCTTGCGATACGACGAGCCTCAATAGAGTTATCTGTAAACGGAAGGTCTACGTCAGCGATAGACTTTTGATTGTTATCTGCAACTACAGAAGCTGGGCTAGTAACTTCAGGGTAGTCAGTTGTTTGCCAATTGCTCTCAGCACCACGGAATGTACCACGAACTGCATTGAAGTTGTCTCTACGGGAGTGTCGTGTAGAAACATTAATCCCAGAACGTAGGTTATCCTCATTGAGGTCTAACACGGGTGCAGTCCAGTAGGCTGGCTTCATACGCCACTTACCCTGCGCATACCACAGAGTACCCCCCATAGAAGACAGGAGGTTGTCGATAACGTCATAGGGAGTTACGTTAGTGGTGAAGGCACCATTACAGGTGTAACGTGTAGTACCAGCGATAGTGTTAGTCTGGTTGCAGACACTAACAGCAGAATTAACTAAGGTGTCATCAATGTTAGCGTCAACTTCACCAAGTCCATATCCTGTTGAAGAAAGGTAATCACGAAGGCATAACGCAGGGTTATCAGACCAAGCGGTAGTTTCAGAGTTAGGATCGTAAACCTTCTTGCCCTTTACCTCTGCTGTAAATGTAGGGATACCATCAGGATATACATCAGCATCAAACTCCATACGGATATACATATAGGCAATACCACGAAGCCTATGCTCAGAAGTCCAAAGACCGTCAGATTCAGCGACAAGATCACTATCGGCAGCTTGGTCAGGTGTACCCAGATGAAGGTTAATACGCAATTTACCATCATAACGGTCAGACGTAGTTGAACCGTCACTTGAGTAAACAAGTGGTATGTTACCTTTGTCTTCACCCGTGGTTGGGATGTCAGTTACATCAATATACTCATCGTTAATGTAAATACGATCAAAAGAGTTAATCTCATGTCCAGATACAGCTACGATACGGTGTAGGTACTGGTTAGTATCACCAGTGGCCTCATCGTAGACAATAGCCCCACCAACACGAACCTTACCGTAGATAATCTGATGGTCTAGTGCAGACCCTGATGTATTGACCTGATATCCACGGTTAGCCCCAGAGATAGAGGGCTTAGGTGTAAGTGCCTTTAGTGCTAAACCCATAGCAAAATTAAAGGCAAAACTAGCTAGGAAGGTCTTGAAGACCATAGTACCCGCTACCTTTTGCGCCGCAGTTGTTAATAATGCTGCACCAAACGCCGCCATGTTACTCTCCTATAAACTTAGAATATACACGTTCAATGGGCTTGAACTGTAGCCGTTCCAGAACCTTGTCGAAAGGCTTGTGTGTTTTAGTGTTAATCAGCAGTACAGACACGCCGTCTTCCTTTAGGCAACTCTCAGCAAACTTTATCAGACGGACACCAGCGAAACCTTTTCGGTAATCCTTGTGTAAGTAGATAATGTCGTTACTAGCAAACACATGGTCTTTGTAGTGAATGTTAGTTCCTAAGATAACAACAAAGTAACCAACAAGTCTATCACCATCCCTAGCTGTAAATATCTTGAGTTTACCTTCTGTCTCTAAGTTATGATATGCGTTCCAGTCGGGGTTTAACTTAATTTTGTCCTGATTAAGTGCTATCTCCTCCCAGTGAAGTTCTATCAAAGTTTGTATGTCTAGTTCAACCTGACTAAGAAACTCTTGCTGATATTTAAGTTTCACTCTTACGACCCCATGTAATCTTCTTGTCCTGTAAGTCTTCAACGAAGTCCAACCCCTTGTCGTTGGGGTAGACAGACTTTTGATACCCAGAGGTAAACCTAGCAATTCTAGCTCTCTCCAAGTCAATCAGCTTGTTCTCAACCTTAAGTTCAATAGTAGATGTGTCGGCACTGTCAGAGATATTCATCTGATCCATGTAACCCGAAAAGATTTGGTTAAGTCCAGTCTTATTGGTCTCTAGGGCAATCTTAGAACCATCTTGAAGTAGGATAAACGATCCGTTTTCTTGTAGGATTTTACCCGCAGAGAAAGTACCAAAGTATATGTTACATACACGGCCCTGATAAGGCTCACTGAGAGCTAAAGAGATAACATCTGAAGCTACCCCGCTAAGGGTAATAGTGGCACCCTTAACGGCCATCTCAGCGGTCTCTTCGATAGCTGAAATATCAAGAAGTGTACCCAAGCCAATCCACTGAGTTCCATCCTCAAGGACAAGTGTACCTTCCCCTGTCCACATACGGATCGTATTTTCGCCATCAAACCTAAGTTCAGTGGCAAAGAAGGGGTAAACTACATCCTCCTCAATGTTCTCTAGTGTAATTATGGAAAGGTCACGGGACATTGTTTATTATTCCTTGTCAGAATTAAGGCTTGCCTTGAGCATATCCATAAACGCCTGACGACCCACTTGTAGCTGCGTCAGGTTAAACTGGGTAGACCCAATCTTTTGATCCAGTGATCCAATGTGATTAATGCAGACCTTTGCCTCATCAGACAGTTGATCTTCAGTGTACTCTATGTCGTCAATCGTGATTACCTTTTTGTCTTCGGCCATCGTGATCTCCTTTTCTCTAAGTTAAGCAGCCCAAGGTGTTCCAGAGGCTTCGGTTGGGTTTGCCATTGCGTTAATCTTGTCAGCAATAGCAGCTTCAGTGTCAGCTTGTGATACGCTATCCCACACCCATCCTTGGGCCATTGCTTCAGTAACATCAGCGTAAGCAACAAAGTCAGATGAGGATGGGTCAGGGGTTAGCCCAACAGTACCATAAGATGACGCAGAGTTGTCACCGTCAACGCCAGTGCAGCGCCAGTGAATTACGTTAATCCCACCTGTTGCGATGTCATGTTCGCATGTGGGGATAGTCCAAGTGTAAGTTACGGCCATAGGTTAAACCTCCTGTTCAGCTAGATGGGCGGCATAAGCATCCTTAACCGCTTGTGTGTGTACTGCGGCGCAGATAGCTTGAACCTCTGCACTCTCGCCTGTGATGTCTGCATCAGGTGCAACGACATGGCGGCTGAAGGATCGGCTGATCTCTACTCCGTCACGTTCAATCACTGTGGCTGTGCGTACTTGGATGTGCTTGAAGTCTCCGACAATCTCAATTTTGTCTTCAACTGTGCGTTCTGTTAGTGCCATCGTTTATCTCCTTTGATGGTTGGACTGACTACCCTGTGATCCAACAGGGGTGGTTAATCTGTTGTATAGTAAACTCCAGAAAGTCGAATAAAGTTCGTATTAGCCGCGTTCTGTAATTCACTTGTTGTCATGCTTACAGTGTCACCGTTTGATGACGTTCTATAAAATAAAAGGATGTTAGTTGATGATTCGTCCATTTGAGCAGAAGTCGGTTGGTTTGTTGCAAATTGACCTGAAGAACCAACATAAAAAGAAGCTATGCCCCCTTGGCCCGACAAATTCGGGGTAGAAAAAGGTAGACCTGATATATACAAGCTGCCTGTGCCTACGCTTGTTACAGCATCTGTTCTTATATTTATTTGAACAAACACTGCACGGCCATTCTTCACATATATGCCCTTGTTGCCAACAACAGTGTCATATGTTATTCCGCTTGGCTGCGTACCAGAACTACCATAAGTTGGTGTAAAGGTTCCGTACTCATAGTCATCCAGCTTATTAAGCGACCCAATGCCGCCAAGATATACACCGCCAGACAGGTAGAGGTCTTTCCAACGTGCTGTTGAGGCTCCAAGGTCTTTACTACCATTAGAATTAGTTGAGCCACCTGTTGTTGCCCAAACAGCAGAAGTGCCAAACTTTATGCCTGTGCTGGTGCTACCAATGTTTAATGCACCGTCAGTCCCAATACTCCCCACAGTGGAGCCGTCTTTTTGGAAGATTGCAATGTCGCCATCAGAAGTCTTACGATTAAGCTGTAATGGATGCGCACTAATCATAGTATGATAGGCTCGCCCAGTAGCTAGTAATCCATGCCCATTTGATGTGCTATCTGCCGTAGATTGACCCACCAGCAAGTTACCGCTGCTGTCGATGCGCATGCGTTCTGTAGAATTATTGCTATCGTATATCCGTAAACTTTCTGAACCAGCACTCCCTATTAGTGTCATTCCAAAACGTGTAGTTCCACCAGTTGCCCAACGATAACCTGCACTTCCACCTGTCGTTGCAGTTGAAGCTGCTATACCACCCAAACCACTGCCAGTGCCTGCTTCTTCTACTTCTAGCCTGTAGTCTGGCGAAATAGTACCAATCCCAACATTACCGCTGCTGTCGATGCGCATGCGTTCTGTGTTGTTAGTGTACATCCTTAAATAACCGTTTTCACGGTTTCTAATTACTGCATTTACACCGCCATCTTCTATTCCAATAGATAAGCCATCCGTTGCGGCTGACCCACCATCAGCTTGTGTTATGTGTACATAGGAGTTTGAAGTAGCATCGGACTGATGAACGTGTAGAACATTACTAAGCGAACTCGTCCCAATCCCAACCTTGCCATCAGTAATCGTCAGTGGCCCAGCTTGTAGGTTATCACCGTCCTTGTAAGCCATATCACCAAGGTCAGCATTTGTAGGCACCTGATCGGGGTTTGTTCCAGTAAGTTTAGCCATTATACATCTCCCGCCCACTTACGGTATGGAACCGTGGGTGCATCAATGGTGGGCAATAGTGCCACCTGTTCATCTGTCAGTTCTTCACGCAGGTTAGCGTGGTAGCCATCCACTGCTTCCATCTCGGGATACTCCATGCCTTCACCGTCAGTCAGCATAGTGCCTGTGGCTGAATACATGGTGCCGATAATGTCGAGCATGGGCGTGTCTGCGATCCACTCGTATGCACCGCTGGGGCCATCCCACTCTGCGTCAGGCTCTAGATCGTCTGGACGACTGTTGAGTGCATCAGTGGGATCATACTGCTTGTGCGCCAAGTCAGCAGCTTCTAGGGCTTCCCAGAGGGCTGCTTCGGAGGTGGCTTTGAGGTAATACGTTGTCATAGCTTATTCCTCCGTCATTGCTTGCAGGGTGGCGTTGGGTAGACGCTTGGGGTAGAAGGCGAACTTCTTGATGTATTGCTGGGAGTGACTTGCTGTTGCGGAAGCACCTCCTAAGAATAATACGTTTGGAGCGTATCGCCCGTCATACCCACTTGTAGTGGTAGTTCCTGCTGTGCCATTAGCATAATGGCGATATGTGCTTTCTGATTGGCTATAAGTAAGTGCCGCCTTATTTGCAGAAGTAGACGTGCTAACAATGCCACTATTGCTAACGTTATAGTTAGTGCCGAAGATGTTAGGGTCATCGTAGAAAATAGATAGCCCGTTTCCACTTAGGCTTTCCATTCGGAACTGATACTCTTGCAAACCATCTGAACCGCCTATGATCCAATCTATAAAGGCCGTACCTTCATTTCCAGTGGCGTAGTTATTAAAGTTTTCTATCTTAACAGCTTCTAAGGCCCTAGTCACAGTAGACCCAGAGGTGGGGATGTATGACGTTGGGAATGAGCCAGCTTCTAGCTGTGCGCCCCAGACGTAGATGCCTGAGTAGCCATCGCCTGTAAAAGAAGAAGCAGGAGATGTTACATAAATTTGGAAATATCCTGTACCACTTGTAGTTGCAGTACCAGCAACAATACATCTATACCAACCATTACCTACATCAGTAATTGTCGCTGAACCAACTTGGGCATAGATAATTGTGCCTGTGTCTAAATCAAAATCACTTCTAGCAAAAGTATTTGAACCATCTGAATATAAATCAATTTGAGCATCAGTATATTCTCCTTTTTTAAAATAAACACTTGCAGTATAACTATTTCCACTAGTTATTGTTGGTCTTAAAACAATTTTATGACTATTATTATCAGTATTTGCTATTAATTTATCAGCAGTAAGTGTTCCATCTGGTGCTATAATTGTATTAGGTGTAATTGTAACTCTTGCTTTATCCCAACCTGCATTATCAAATTCTTCAGAATAAGTAGCACTATTCGCCCTAGCTTCCTCAATCAGCAAGCCCTTGCTTTCACCTGTCACAGGATCGTGGTCAAACCGTGCCTCACCTGATGCCGCTGTTTGCAGCACGGGCTGGTACTTCACGATGGGGCTAGAGGTTGTCGGGGTGTAGGCTGTGGCTGAACTGCGTTGTTCTAGCTGTGCGCCCCAAGCGTAGTATCCTGTTTGATCATCTGTTACGTCATATACGGCATCTGTCTCAGCTATATAAAAGTTTATATATCCATCACCATCTGCTGTAGCTGTAACTATACAACGATACCAACCATTACCAGCATCCACCATAGAGGCAGTATGGTCAGAAGATGATGTGCCTACTGATCCTGTAGATAAATTAAACCAAGTAGTTTGAATTCCGTTTGCATAACTAGTCATAACACGCAAGAAGTTCTTACCATTAGGTTTTGCATAAATGGATGTTGTATAAGTTACGCCAGACGTATAACCTTCAGTGCCATCAGGATTTATAAAGCCACCACTAGTTTCACCAGACGCTTGAGTAATTGCATCTGCTGTTGTTGTTCCGTCTGGGGCAGTTGTCTGATTGGCTGTTACTACGGAACGAAGGCCATTCCAGTAGAAATTATCAAGCTCCTGACTATACTTAAACAAATTCTCTTCAGCCTTCGCAGTGGTCTTACCATCCCAGTAAGTCGCAGTGCTGCCACGGGTAAACGTGATGCGTGGGTCAAGGGTCTTGCTGTTCGCAAAGTCCAACAATAGGGACGGGCGAATGTCGGGGAGGCTTTCGTTATTCAGGATGCGCTTGTCATCGCTGATAACCTCTGTGCCGCTTACTTTTATAGCCATCTTCGGATACCTTTCCTATTAGCTAATGGTTGCGTTGGAATTGACTGAGCCGACAACATCCAAGTTGCCAGATGCGTCTAGCTTCATCTTGTTGGTGCCGCCTGTAGCGAAATAAAGGGAACCGCCGCTTTCGGTGATAGTCCAGTTGGCCCAACCAATAGAGCCGCCGCCTGTCATTGTTAGGTCACCAGAGGTTCCATATAGACGCAGGCGCTCAGTAGCACCCGTCCTCATGACTATATCTGAGGATGTAGCTGTCTCAAGGTTGAGGGAACTAACTGTTGATGTCACAAAGGCAGAACCGCCGCCTGCTCCAACCATATTTATTCTAGCTGAACCTGCGCTTGTTGATGCAATAGTTACTATGCTCTCGCCTGTGTCAGCTACATGCAACTCAGATGCAGGACTGCTTGTCCCAATGCCTACATTGCCGCCAACAGGATTGAGTAAAATGTCATAGGCTATAGCTGACGAATTGCTTTGTGCTTGAAGCCAAGCATCACCCTGAGCGTTTACACCAATATTTAGACCATAACTTAGTGCTGTATTACTTACAAAGAATGGTGCAGACTCTGTCCCTAATGCAGGATCGTCGTCGCCTGTTACCCCTGAAACGTGAAGCTTTGCCCTTGGAACTGTAGTCCCAATACCCAACCGTTCCGCACTCGCATCCCAGAAGAACTTTGGCGTGGTGCCTGTGTCCTCGTAAAAGGAGATGTCTCCGTTATCTGCAATCTTTAGGCGTGTAGTAGCAAAGTCATTTGCCCCAGTAACAAAACTAAAATTACCAGAAGCGTCAGTTGCACGGATGTAATTAGTTCCTGAACGAGCAAAGTTCAAAGATGAACTCGTAGGTGTAATACTAATGTCACCCTGCGCCGTTTCCACAGTCAGCCCATCAGCAACCACAGTACCCGATACGTTAATTCCGCTGGTGCTTGTGGACAGCTTTGTAGCGTTATCGTAACGAAGTTCACAAGCGCCATCCGTTATGAATCTTGCAACATACTCATTGTTAGCAGCGTTGATAATCTCAAGGTCAGTGGCTTGTATTTTAAGATTTCCACTCCCAGATTCAACAATACGGCTATGAAAACCGTCGCTATAAATCTCCAAATCCGCAGATGAACCAAAAGTCGCCTTTACGTTGTCGCCGTAAGCTACATCGCCCGTCATAGTGCCGCCAGTGGTCATAAGTGCGCCAGCAGCAGTCACGTTAGTCGTATCGGTTACATCTGCGTTAGTCTCGATAGTATCTAATTTAGTACCATCTGCTGACACATCACGACCATCGACATTACCAGATGTAATAACATTAGGAACCGTAAGATCACCAGTCATGGTATCGCCAGTAATCCTTACGAACCCTGACCCAGCATCGAAGGCTTCCTTAAGCTCACCTAAAGTAATAGCCTTAGTCTCATCCGCTGAAATATCAACAACAACGAACTCATCAGCGTCAACAAGGTTAGCCCCTGTTATGTTAGTTAACTCTGATATTTTCCTATCGGACATATTGTTTCCTCTATCCTGTAACAGCTTCTACAGCTTCAAAAGAGATGCCGTATGTTGACGCATTGTTGATTGACCATGAGGTCACATTATTTGAGAGCCTGAAGACACCTTTAGGGGAATTAAAGACCACAGCAGTATTTGTGTAGTCAGACCTAAGTGAAGGCCATATCTGGATAGTGCCATCTCCGTCTTGATCTAGTAATACCTGATGGAGTTTAGCAGAAGCCCCTGTCCCAAGTTGAATGTAATCACCCGCTAGTAATGTACCAGTCATAACGACAGAAGCTGTGTCATTACCAGCATTACCCGTAAGTGTGCATGAGCTAACGGTTCCCTGTGGTGTAGCATAGTCAGGATCACCTAAGAGGAACGTACCTAGTGGCCCCTTAAGTCCAACCAATAGTGCCTTCCACTGTGCAGCCTTATCACGATGTACCGAGGGAATATTGACAGAGGCTTCCCACTTCTGTCCACCGTGAGAAACGATCTGTTGCTTATAGGTAAAGGGAGACTGAGAGACAGCTACAGCATTAACAGCCCTAAGCTCAATGCTCTCAATCCCGATAGACGTTGGTGTAGCTAGTGGATAGCTCAGTGCCATATTATTGTTCCTTTAACCAAAGACGGCTTTAGTTGTTCCGCCCCTACGACGATCATCAAGCATTGATTTCTTAGTCATCTGTGCGATCTGAGGTGCAGCTTGAGCAATGATCTTCTTAACACTGTCGTCACCATTAGCTTGGAAGTTAAACGATTGGTTGATGACTACGTTCTGACCTGTGCCACTTGAGTTAGCCTTAGTATGATCTATTACAGTTTCCCGTGGGTGCATCATCGCCATAAAGCCACCCTTACCGTCTAAGCCACCTGAGCGTGGGCCATTGCCTGTGTAACCACCATTATCATAAGACTCAAGGCCACCACCTATAGTCTGCATAACAGGGTTACTAGAACCTGACATAATTCCACCTATAGCATTTATCGCCCGTTGGACGACAAGAACCTTGTAGAGATGTCTTACGATGTCCCTCGCCATGTCACGGAAGGCATCTTTAACAGACTTCGTTCCATCAACCATAGACATTAAACTGTCTTCCATAGCTGAACCTATGGTATTAGCAAGGTCTATACGCTCTTGTTCAACACGAACTAACTCTAAGTTCTTGTTAATCTGTTTCTCAAGTCCAGCGACAGTCTTAGGGTTGTTTTCTACAAACTCAACACCAAGGGCTTGTATTACCCTTTGTCTAGCTTCAGTCTTACCAAGGAGTGCGTCCTCTAGGTCAAGTTCTTTTCTAAGTTTCTGAAGGTCTGATTCCTTGACAACAGGTTCTTTTGAGGGGTCTGGCTTATCCCTATCCCTAAATATTACACCAGAAACCCCAGATTCATTCCGTGGGTCAAAGAACTCTTTGTTACCACCAGTAAGTTTGTCTAAGGCCAGACCCCTTTTATTTTCTAAACCTTCTTGTAACTTTATGAGTTCAAGTCTGGCCTTTTCCTGATCGTTTATCCTTCTTAACTTTTCCTCTTGGTCGCCAAGCTCATCAGTTAGTTTTAATAATTCCTTGGCCTGTTCAGCGGTAATCTCTCCAGATTGCTGTTGTAGGAGTATTTTCTGCCTCTCCATCAAGTTCTGAATATAAAACTTATCTTTATACAATTCCTGAAGATTTGCTTCGTCCAGTCTAAGTTTAAGAGATTCCTTTTGAGAGCTAAACCTTTTTTCTTGAGCGTTTGATATTTTCTCTAGGGCATCTTGTTCTTCTCTCTCAGCTTTCCTCTGCCTGTCCCTAAAAGTGTCAAAGAGTTTCTGTCGTCTAAATGCAAGTTTTATACGGAGTTGCCCAGTCTCTGTAACTGCTGTCTTTAGCCTCTCTTGCTCTCTAATGTCACGACCCGCACCCCCAAAAGCTGACAGGGGGTCAAACGACTTTAACTTAGCTACGTTAGCTTGATAGTCTCTAAACTCTTCGTTAGCTTTACCCAAGTCTTCTTTGGTTTGCCGAATAGCAGAGGCTATGTTAGCTAGCTGTGCCTCTGTCTTACCGCCGGGGTCTGCTGCTTGTTGCTCCAGTAAATTGTCTAATTCTGTCTGTAGGACAGCTATATTGTCGATGAATTTCATTTCACCTTCAGTTGCACCCAACATGGATGCCCGAAGTGCATCATCTACTTTCTCTATTGCACTCTTAACTGATTTAGCTAATTCGTCAGCCTCTTTAGCGGCCCTCATTAATGGAGCAACAAACGCTGTACCAATAGCAAGCGCAGCACCAGCAATAGCTCCGGCTGGGCCAAAGATGCCTAACAACTGTGAACCCTGCTGACCAAGGGCAACCATCATGTTAGTGCCACCTTGAAGCTGAACTGCAAAGTCACCCACCTGATAACCCGCTTGCTGCATTTGCATACCAAGTCGGTTAACTCTTTTACCAGCAAAACCTGCGGCTTGAGTGGCTTCAAGTTGGGCGTCATTTGCCTGTCTCAGAGAGGCAGCGTATTTACGAACTTCGCTGTTAGCCTTGTTGTATCCACCACCAAGTTTAGCAAGCTCCTTAGCTTGTTTAGCTAGCTCACTGTTATACCTAGAGGCATTGATTTTACCAGAGCGAAAGGCTTTCTCAATAGATGTGAGGTTACGTTGAAACTTAAGTTGCTCTTTCTCAGCACGAATTAAGTCCCGATCATCAACGCCTATTACAAGTTTAATATCGTCAGCCATTTGCCACCCTTAAGTATTCTAGGTCTATTCTCTTGATGGCCTCAACTTCCCAAGGCTCAATAGATGTTTCTGTAAGCTCTTTCCATGCCTTAATTTGCTCAAAGGTGATAGGCGCTGGGCCACTAAAGCCTGATCCTCTACTAGAGCTTAAAGCAATAAAGGCAGACCAAACGTGGGATATTAGCATAGGGAAGGGTGTCGGGGGTTCCAATGCTTCTACTCTACGTCCAGTCTGCCTCTCTACTTGTTCAAGATGTTCTCGTTCTGTAGTGCCATTCTGATCTGGCCTATTGAGTTTAAACTGATGTTCAGCCCACTCAACTAGCTCACAGATCAGACCCTCGTAAAATCCAGAGAGTCAGTTACTACCTCCTCAAGCTGGCTCTTAATCCAGAAGACTTCTTCGTATAGGTCTTTGGCTTTAGCAACGGTGAGCTTAGGTTTCTCTCCGTTGTATGTAATGTCCCAAGCCTTAGTTGTCTTGGCTAGAACCTCCAGCGTAGCTTCCTCAATATCTGAGTAGTCAACATCTTGAGACTTACTCTTCTGAGCCTTCTTAAGCCGCTTGCTGATTTGTTCGTGTTGGGCTTTCTTGTACTCTTTAGAATGGGGCGCAAGAATAGTAATTGTCATATTCGTGCCATCATCATTCTTTAGTACATCACCTGTTGCTGGGTGCTTGAGATCAACAACAATATCATCTAAATTTGGTGTCAGGTCTTTTAAGTCCATGTCGGTTTCCTTCGGGGGGTTAATGTCGGGTTGATTAATGTGGAGACCCCCGACCCGACTCAGGAGCCTCCACTACCTAGCTAGGTATTCTTATGCAGGACGTGTGATCTTAAGGTTAGTACCTTCTGTCGTATCGTAGAGGGCTACGAAAGACATAGAGATCATACGACTGGTTGGGCCATCGACACCAACATCCGCAGAGTTAATCTTAACCCGTGGGAATGTGAAGGTGTATGTGTTAGCGCCTGTAGGATCGTCTACAGATACTTCAATCTCAGTTTCAGTCTCATTGAGGAAACGGTTGATGAGAGAAGCATCCTCAAAGTAAGCTGTCAGTGTGCCTTCAACTTCTGCACGACCATACTCAAGAGAAGGTGCGCTATCGTCACCAATGACGAAGGTAGGTGCGTATGAGTTATTCAGTGTGAAGTCAAGGGCTGTCACGATGGCTACAGGAGCAGCACCACCTACGTTACCGATGGAGATGTCACCTGAGTAGGCATCGAAGGGTGCAGCACCAGAGGCAGCATCCTGTGTCTTCTCAGTGGCGCTGATAGCCATGTCTTTACCAACCATACCGAAGGTTGTAGTAACCATCTGGTTAGGGGCAAGAGAGATAGCCATAGTGGAAACTGACATGCCTGTGAACACACGAGCTTGGTCAATGTCAGCAGCGTAATCTTCGATAGAGAAGAACTTAGGTGTCGTACCAACTTTAAGCACGTTAGTTGCCCAAGTGTTAAGCATAGCTGATTCAAGGAAGCCATCGAAGTCACCATCACGGAGATCGACAACAATGTCACCACCTACTTGACGGTTGCCATGACGATCAACACGAGCCATACGGTCAGCTTGAATATCAGTACCAGCAACACGGTCTTTAGTTAGGTTCAAAGAGTGTGTGCTGAACGGGAGGTTAGTAAAGTTGCCAGCGGGTGTCGTACCAAACGTAGATTCTACGATAAACGACAGACTGGAGCGTGAACCCTGTGCAAAGGCCATATTGATTTCTCCTGTGGGAAGTTATTTATAAATGTACCAGCCGATGTTGATCGGAACAAAGTACCAAGGACTGTCTATCATACCTTGCTGACGTTCAGCGTAATCAATAGACACTATGATTGTTTCTGCATCACCATTCGTAAACGAGATGTCAGTGGTTGCTGCGAAGGCGTCT